CGTCAGTCGGCCCCAGCCTACCCATGCGTTTCAAATGGCGAGAACCATAAACGCACGAACGAGATAGACTGGCTTTGTATACACGGATGTTTCACCGGTGGAGACGAGCCCACAGTATACTTGTCACAGCCTCGTGCTCTAGGCTTTCCAAGGAACAGCAATTTCCGTTGCTGCCTCAGCATGCCCCCGTTATAGCCAGGGAGGGCATACCAATATCCTCGGACAAAACCTAGCAAAAGGGCCACGAGGCTATAACGGGCGCGTCAAAGAGGACGCGCAGAGAGTGCGCTCACAGAGAGCGAGCGCGGGGGAGCTTCTTCCGGCCCCACCAAAGCCGGGAGAGTTGCGGATTCGATAATAGGTGGGATACCCAAAAAGTACCCGCACGAATAATCATCGCCAGCTGCCCGCCAGAGGCGGTAGTCGGTCGGTGCGACTTCGCAACGAAGCTCGAAATTTACCTGATACGAATAGAGATCCTGGGGTTCATTGTGGCCAGTATATGCAAATCTCGTTAATGTGCAAGGGCCAAGCATGTATCCCGGGCTCTGAACAGAGCCATTCGTATTATATGCAGTTTCATTGTCTCCATAAGGACCGTACGTCGTTGGAGATGACGCAACCATCGGACCAGCAACAGCATTTGCCGTTGTGACCGCTTTAGCAAACATAATTGCGTTCGAAGCTCCAGTAGAGTTGTAAAAGCGGACCCCTCCTCGTCTAAAAGCGTACATCGCCGAGATAAGCGAAAATAGATCAAACGATAGAGGGACCATAGTAACCACACCAGAGCCATTAGATGTGACAAATCCAATGGAGAAGGGTCGAAAAACAATGTCCTGCAATTGAGCTTGAGTTAGTGTTCCCGTGTAAACACGACGATACATCTTGACAAGCTGGCGAAAGGATGTCGCCAACTCACCGATGCAATACCGGGCAGCTGTCAATCCACTGGTTTCAATGGAAGTTCCCATGGTCAACTTCTCTTTAGCAGGAAGCGCCAAGGTAGACGGCACAGCAGCCGGATTCGCCTGATTTTCATAGGGAGCCACATAGGTGGGGTTCTTACCCTTGTGGTCATGGCGCCTTGACAACGCCGCCATAGTGGATGGCATATAGGGAGAGAACAAATTGTCACTGAGAGATGCCCAGCGTGACTCTGGGGTGCCTGCAACTTCAAGGAACCAATGTGTAGCTCCAGCGACGGTATCAGGTGCTACCATCTCATTCACAACATGTACAGTGAAGCAGCCAACACTAGAGCCGGTAGACAGCCATTGCGTTGCAGCACAGAAGGGTATTTCAAAATCCCATTGAGTCGCCTTGCTCACATCAACGATTTTACGGACCACATAAGCAGTATCGTCGAGTGTAGGAGCAGTAGCTTTGTCAACCCCGGGGAAGAACGAAAAGCAGAGACGGCCTTGTTGAAGGCCCGTCCCAACCTTGATCACCCGGAGCACGAAAGGACCGTGCCAAAGGTTCCAAAGCCTACCCATGAAGGCGTAGGGGGTGTAGTTGAAATACGTCACGGAGCCATCTGTCTGCGAGGACCGAAATGTCAGAGGGGACAAATTAGTACTGTAAATCAGTTGGCCTTTAAGATTTGAGGTCGTGTAGTCAAAAGTGTCAAACATCGCGAAAACTTGTTGGACATATTCGAAGGACATTTCATCTTCCTTCGTTCCAAAGACACCAGGACACTCGTCAAGCTTAGAATCATTCGAAAGACCGAAATTGATGCTATGATCCATTCCATCCATATTCAGAGACATTGGGATGTAGGATCCAACGTTTTGGAATTGGGCGATATCCTTGATTAAAGGTTTCGACCAACCCGCAGCGCTAGCAGCACCCTTCATGATATTGATTGCCCAATCACTGGGGCCAGCAATATCAGCGATCAAAGGGATATTCTTTGCAACACGAGTTATATGGGAGAGACCGTCAAGCATCCGGGTTATTGGCCCAGCGCCATCCGACACCTCCGCGTCTTGGATGTTCCGCTTCTTAAACACTTTCGAAGAGACTCGACTTTGGTTCACCATTCGCATTGGAGGTGCTACAGGTGTCGGATTCTTCGTGGGGTTAGCCAGGTAGATCAGAGTCAAAACTGCCCCAAATAGTGTATCCAACAGTGGAGCCACCACCTGTACCAGTAGCAAGGGCACTATAAACATAGAAATAAACAGATCCATGAATGCCGTCGCCAGTGAGCAGGTTATGCCACGCAGTAGGTGAGACCCAAGGAATCCTAAGTTCGACTTCAGAATCAGTCGCCAAATTGAGCATTGCACGCGGTAGTTGGGTCACGGTTTGCAAATTGGCAAGACGAATTGCGGTATTCACTCCAGTTATACCAGCTCCTGGAATAAACACCAACATGTACAAACCTTGTTGGAACATGTTCCCGTTCATCTGTAACTTGATCTTCACGGTGCCACGCATGAGTTGGAAGCCTTGCAGCTTCGCCTGGTACATAGCGTTAGAGATCAGGCCTGTCGGTAAAACAATAGGGAGCCCAATCGTACCAACATCGGAGGCACTCACTGTGCCACTCGTCAAGATCACAGGCTTCTGTAAAAAATCCCGGATCCCTTGAATGGTATGTTCAGTGACACCAGAGGAGATGACATCAGGAACTTCCGTAGGCATAGGTCGCACTTCTGCTTTCACAGCCGTTTGGGTAGTTTCAAAGGTAGTAGTTGCCGACTGCTCAGAGGGAGTAGTGGAACTAGAAGAGTTTGTATTAACATGATCAGTAATCCGCATAACGCCTTGGGAGTGGATTATTTGCCCAAGGGTTTGTGTTGTAGGAACGCTTTCGACGGGCTGCGCCAGGTAGGATCCAAAACCTAGTCCTTCATCCCTGCGTGAAACACCTACACGCCGGGGTATACGGCTCGTCACTTCGCGGACAAACGAAGCAGTCATTGCCGGGGGGAGCAAACATTGGTTGACCACGCCTTCCAGACCGGAGGCGCCAATTGCAACATCCATGTCTGTAGCTCTAAGAACAAGATCGTGCCTGTCCGTCATAGCGTATGGGTGATGATAAGCTTCTTGATAAGCTGAGATCATCTTAGGGGCCCACTCGTTGAACACGGCATCATCATGCATTGAGAGGTACAACATGGCAGTGTCGAAATTTGCCAACTCAATAATATGCTTTTGAGGTCCACGTTTGGTCCATTGGGGCATTTCCAAAACTGTTTTAAGGTCAAGGGTGCCAATGAACCGCCCGACAAGCGGTTCATAACGGAAGGAACGTTTGAGGAATGTTACATCTGAGAGCTTCATAAAGGGTTCTTTTACGGGATTCTTGTTGGCATCCGCGTATTTCATGCCAATGATCGGCACTGTCGCTTCAATGGTAATCATGTTAAAGAACGACGCAGAGCGCTCCGCTACTGCACCAACATGATCATCACCAAGACGACACATATATACATCCTCATCATACTGATTGAACAAATACGGTTTCTTACCACCGCATCTCCAGAACACCCATCGAAACACCACACCTAGGTATAGTGTGTTCAAAAGAGCAGTTATAGGACAACCAGAAGGGAATGCCCTGTGCCACAAGTACACCACGTTCTTGTAAATGTGCACAGATCGAGCTATTGCATTAAGCAGCATCATCCTTACTTGAGCTTCAGGATGGCTAGGAGGAGTTTTATAGAACAACGTGTTTATTCCGCCTCCCAGCGCCATCATGATTTGACGAATTGTCGAGGTATCCATGCCAATGAAATCACCAGCAATGAGTTTCTGTATGTTGATATTATCTAGAAGACGATACAACACATCCCAATCAATTCCATGAGGGTTGGCTCCAATAGCAGAGCCATTGTGAATTTTGCCTTGAACATAAGCAATGAGGTAAGCACCAAAGTACTTTCGGAACAAGATGAGTAATTCAAGATCACTACCAGAAATGAGCCTGGTTTCGCCAGCAGCCACACGAGACAGCTTCCGGCGCTCATCTTTTGGAAAGTCTTTGAAAACAAATTCCACAGGAATGCCCTGCTTCATGAGTTCCTCTTTCTCATGCACTCTCTTCAAGAGTGCGATACATTCAGGGTGATTCATATCAATCCCATTATGGCCAAACCAGTGAGTCTTCCCAGGCTCACCGGCTTTTCTCTCATGTTCATGGGGCCATCCAGGAGATGTGTCAGTGGGTATAGGCTTCAACCATGGGCTCACGCCCAGAACGGCCTCCTCGTCAGTTAAGACGCGAGGGGTGAATGCCTTGGACCCAACCACTTTAAGAGATTTTGCAACCTCGAAATTGACACAAGTGGTTATCGCCTTTTCATCTTCATTGGAAAGAGATGGGGCAGGCTCGCCATACCGTTCAAGTGCTTTAAGCATGGGATCCACACGTTTACCATCCTCTGTCACAAAGGGTGACAAAACAGCAGGAGCTGTTATATGTGGGGTGTAGGTATCAATCAACTTGGAGGGCACAATTTCAGACACGCCCACCGTCGTCGCGGGATTTTTGACTTCGCGTACAACAGTGAACTTGTCGTTACAAAATGCGCCTTGATTCGCTTGGCCGTAGGTGGCAGCCAATGAATCCTCTGGCCTCACAGTAAACTGCTTAGCCACTTCCAAGATATCCTCGTAACATAGAGCAGAGGACATACCTGTATCACCATTCCCAGCAATATGCATCCCAATGATCTTCTTTTGACGCGTTCGCTTATCGAGCACCATCAGAACGCCACCACAATCACCGTGCTTTGTAGGCACGGTGTAGACGAAGGCACCGCCATGTATATACTGATACAACATATTGGACACTTTGACACTCTCATGAAACTTGATGTCTTCAGGAGGAACAGTGACAAAGAACACAGCATTTTGGCGCGCAACGAGTAGGGCGGCAGTCCAATCACGCTCAATAGCGAATTGACGCGCTTCAAAGAACCTGTTATGGTCCTTCTCAGCGGTACGGGTGATAATATCTTTCCGGGGGGGAAAGCCTCGAGACTTGAATTGAATCATACAAAGATCATTCTTTTCCCATTCAGGAATAGTTTTGTATTCAACGAAATCTGAGGCCATCGCCTTCATACGAACAATC